TTCCAGCGATAATCGCCCTGCGGCAAAACGGGCGGCGTCACGGCAGGCATAAAACACGGTCTCGTCCTTGTCTTCCTCCGGAACAGAAGCTACGTAGGTGGCAAACACCTGACTCTCATTATGCCCGTTTTCCAGCACCTCGGCCTGGAGCAGACTGATTTTATCCCCTTTCATGCGGAGAATGGTAATTCCTTTCTTTATTTCCTGTTTCTTTCTCATTGTATCAATCCTTTTTAAGTTTCCTTTCCTCACGGCGCATCCACGCCTCCAGCTGTTTCTTGGTGGCCTGGAGCTCCCAAAGCCTCATGCTTGTAATGTCCTTATGCGCCTTGCTGTACTTACGTGCCCAGATGTTCAGCTTCGCCACGTTCATGCGGTATTCCTCCTCACTGTCGCTGGTAAACCCCTGGTTCAGCTGGGGAATCTGGAACGAAAGACGGTAGATGTCCCGGAATACATTCCTGGCTTCTGCCATCTGCATGGCCCGTGCCTTGTCGTCCGTCGGGTTCAACCGCTCCAGCAGCTGCCGCGCCTCACGCATCGTCAGTTCCCGGCTGCTTTCCGTACGGCCGGAAGTGAACTCGTAGATGCAGCCGTGACGGGCCTCGTCATCCATGCCGATACGGTGGAAGGTGACGTGCAGGGCTTTAAGCTGCTGGGCGCTGATAGGTTTGTTGGCAGTCGTTCTCATGGCTCATTACATATTACATTCTCCCCAATATCTTGCCGCCTCTTCCGGCCAGATGTCATAGTAGCCTTTCGGACCGATGAAGCGTCCCTTGCTGAAAGCCCGGTAGCCCTCGACGTAGATTTTCAAAGACGCGTCAAACATCACGCTCTTGCCACTGCGTCCGGTAGGCAGCCTGCCACTGGCATGGCTGATAAAAATCATCAGCTTGTTACGGTGGCGTTCTTTGAATTCAATATACTGCCGATAGGTCATCTGTGTGTATTGGAAACTGTCTATCACCACAAAATCTGGTGATTTCTGACGTTTCAGACGCAGGCTGAGCTGCTCGATGCTTTCATTGTCGATAAGCAGAAAGCGACGGTTGACCTCCATCATGCCAAAGCGGCGGAGTGTGTCCTGCATGGTGAGGCAGGCACCTTCTTCCATACTGTTATAGGCCACACGACCGAAACGGCAGAGATACTTGCAGAGCTGCATCACAAATGAAGTCTTTCCGTTACCGGAGTTCCCCCACACAAACCAGACACCCCGACGCTCGGGTGTGCCGAAAGCGTCATGCCACACCCCCTCAAAGTCCAGTGTGTCAAACTTCATGGAAAGCATCTCACGTACCCCCTTGGCATTACGTTCAAAAGTCTCACTCATTACTCTGCCCCTCCTTTCTGCTGCTCGGCACGGCGCTTCTGCGCATGTATCACCCGCTTCACGCGACGCAGGTCATTGTCACTGGTTTCAGCATCTTTCAGCACACGTCTTATCTCGACTTCACCGGTCAGCCCGTTGGCCTGACAGATGGCATACACGTCATTGCGGCTGGTGGCGTTCAGGTCGAAGAACTTGCGTCCGATGCGGCTGTTAATTTCCTTGTAGCCTTTCTTGTTGTATCTCAGCCCGTTGTCCACACGCCGCTTGATATAGTCGGTACTCATGAACACGATACCCGCGCGTCCTTCCAGGCGGTTGTAGATGCTGATGAAGTAATTCAATACACAGTCCGTCAGCTTGTCCCCCTCATCGAAGATGAGCAACGGGTTCTGGAGAAAACCGATCATACCGAGTGCATAGTCCAGCATGTCACGCAGGTTGCTGGTGCTGTCGGTAGGCGCGCCCACCTGCTTGGCTATCTCGCGCACAAAATCGCTGCGTTTCATATCTTCCGAGCAAAGGATATAGAACACGTTGCGGTGTGTGCGACGGAACTCTATGGCGGCAGTGGTCTTGCCGCATCCGGCATCGCCCACCATCCAGGTGACATTCTTGTACATCTGGGCGTCGGCCAGCACGTAGGTGGCGAGACGGAAGTTCTCACTCTCGCAGATGGTCCAATGCTCGAAGCTGAAACCTATCTGCGCCGCTATGCGGCTGAACATGTCGTCGGAGATGCTTTCGTACTTGGTGTTCAGAATCTGGCTCACCACAGCCGCACTGACACCCTGCAGGCTCTCGCTGGCGCGGTTGCGGCTGGGAAAGTTCTCACAGTAGGCCATCAGTGCGTCGCGGATGGCATCCTTGTCTTGTTTGGTTAGTCCTTTCATTCTTGAATGGTATTTAATTGGTTATTGATTGCCGTTTAAAATCTGTCCAGTGCCAGCTCGTCCAACGTCATGTTGGAGAGTGCCTTGGTATATTCCCCCATAGTGGAGTAATCGGTTTCCGTGTCCGCTTCGGCCTCCTCCCGCTTCTGTTTTTCCGGCAGGGAAAGAGGAATATGGAGCTCGCCACGGTCATGCCTTTCACGGTATCCGTCCATCTTATTCTTGCTGAGGTTCTTAGGTTTGGGAGTGGAAAGACCGAAGAGCTCGGCTGCGATACGTTCGTCAAGGTCGAAACGCTCGCCTTCCAGCTGGATGGCGGCCATGGTCTCCTTGTTCCGGTCGATGGTTTTCCGCATGAAGCTGCTCTCTTCCGGTGTGCGCTCCTGCGTGGCGCGGCTGACAGTGACCTTAGGAGTGGCGGTGGCACTGTACTTGGCACCGGTGGCGGTATTCCGCCACAGCTCCACGCGGGTCATGTCCATAGGATCATACATCACGGTGAACTCGCGTCCGGTATTGCGAAGCGCCCATGCCTCGTCACGCAGGCCGTCGGCGGCATATACGTCATAGTGGTATTTCCGTTTGTCTATTTCAAACTGAAGTCCGTAGTTGGTATAGGTCACGGCTTTGGGATGGCACAGCCAGAACATACGCATCATGTCAACCTCCGTAACGGGTTGGGCCTCGGGATTCCCGCTCATGCGGTACATCTCCATGTGTGGAATACCGGTGGCGAAGTGCTTTTCCTCATTGTTCCATCTGTCACGGCATTCCTTATAGATTGTTTTCAGTTCCTCGAGCGTGGGAAGTGCGTAGGCGTTCTCCTCTATGAATTCCAGGTTGGGCTTGCTGTTCAGTTTCTTGGCGTTCACGTTCTGTCCCGTGAAATGCCAGATGGCATGAAGGACTTGTGCCTGGAAACGGTAGAAGGCATTCTCTATGGTCTTGGACTGTCCGTTATAGGGCATCGTGGGACGGTGGAGTACCGTAAGGCGTTGGAAGAATCCCGCGGCGTCGCCTTTCTTGTGTCCTCCCTGGTTGTCGGTCACTATCTCGTAGGGACGGCTGCCGGAAACTTCCACGGCCATGCGGTAGGCACGATACTGGCAGTCGAAATTCTCGTTCGGGGCGATGTCATATCCAAGCAGGGTCTCGCTATAGGCATCCATCACTTCATATACGCCGGTGGTGCACATCTTGCCCTGTTCATTCCTGTAGTAGAGGTTCAACTTGGTACCGTCGCCATACCACAAGGCATCGCGCATCTGCGGGAGGCTGGTCTTCATCAGACTGGTGTACTTGGCTTTCCATTTCTGCATGCCATGTACCGCCGCATACCACATAGGCATCACGGCAGGGTCGTTGAGATAGTTCTTCACGGTGGTGGGCGACTTGATGATGTTCAGGCCGCGCTCCACCGCCTGGCGGTTGTATTCGTCGAAAATCTGCGCCTCCGTATAGCGGGGAACGATGCTGCGGCGGAGCTTCAGCAACAGCCGCGCCACTTCGGGAACCACCACGCGTGCCGCCTGGTTGCCCGTGTTCTTGTTGACAAGGGCGGCGTAGCCGATCTTTTTATAAGCGTTGAATTTTTCGCGGAGACGGGTCTTGGGCAGTGTGTGTCCATAGTGTTCACGAAGCTTCTCACATGTACCTTGCACCGTTTCCCACACGATGGACTTGCGGCTGTAACCGCACTTGCTATGCAAGGCTCCGGTCTCTTTCTCCACACGGACCAGCTCGTTCATCACCTCGGCATTCAGCACATATTCGGCCTGGCGTTCCAGAGAAATGGCGGGTTGGTAGGTTCTATAGAATTCCACAGCCCTGCTGTCACTGCGGATAATATTACTCATTAATTGTTCTTTCATTTCTTCCAAAGCATTGGGATAAAGTCTGTCGTATGCCTCGCGAATAAGGGCGGGAAGACTGGTGTAGTCTATGAGAGCGTAGGAACCGGCCCCCTTACCGGGACGGACAACCCGGATCTTGCCCTCACGTACTTTCTTATCATAATTAGGTTTACTCAATATCCTTCCTTGCGAGACCAGCTCAGGAAAAGTGACACACCTTATTTTACCGTACATTTCCATAATCAGAAACTTTATACTTTTCAACATTGTGCAAGCCCCGGCATCGAACCGGGGAGCCGACCACTTCCGCATGGCAAGGAAAGTTCCGGACTTGCAGCCTGTTCCGGACTTTACAGTTTATGGCCGTTATAGTCATATTGCACAACCTTGCCCTCAACATCTATCGACCGCAGATGAAAGCCCTGCGGGGTTGCCTCACGGGCAAAGTCTTCAATGGTATCGTAATTCATCTCGGCAGGTACGTCAGCCTCTGAGCATCTTGACATGTTTCTGAGATCCAGAACAAACGGGTTATTGCTTACCCATGTCACCTTTACTTTCATGCCATTTCCTCCTTTCCGCTGTCCGGCATACAAAGCGATATCGCCACAATAGCCGATAATACGATGATTACAAACGCATTGCGGCTGTCCGCATCCGTTGCGTCAACATTGGTTCCCAGCCACATGCCATAGGTCATGCCCACAGCTACGGCAATCTTCTGAATTGTTCTCCAGGTTTTCATATAATTCAAGTTTAATATCTGTCAATCAATAGTTTTATCAATCGCCTTTAAGGCTTTATACTTGCGGTCTACCAGTCTACCTTCATCGTCAATAGTGAGTGTCCATGCGGGATGATACCCACGTAACCTTTTGTCCTCTGTTCTTTTGTCAGTACTATAGGCTAATACAAAAGAAAATCCCACAGCCGTACACCCGTCGGACAACGGTTCATCAAAATGTACACCCCAATAGGAATTCCTGCCACTACGGGTACCTACCGCCTTCGTCACTTGACGGACGGCAAACACGGGTACTCCACGCTCGTCGTAGCTATCCACAACGACAATCTCAGCACGCTCCGTGGCAAGAACCCTGCATTCTTCTTTCCAGTAAATCATAAAGATTTGTTTATAAGGTTTTTACTTTCTCGTACGGGTTATCTATCAATGTAACTTCATACATTTTACATCCGTGATTCAGTGCATAAGCACGAAGAGTTTTCGCAAATGGTGAGTTCGTCTCAAAATTCAATGCCGAACGCACAGTACGTGTAGTGGTAAAAAACTGTTTAGCGATGGCTTCTTGTTGTGAAGCGTCTGCTTTGATGAATCTTTCCTTTTCTGCCATTGTATTTCTATTTATAAAGTTAATTCTGTATATTTGGAGCGTTTTCCATTTGGATGACGATGCAAATATCGAAACTTCTTTCGATAGAAGCAAATAATTATCGAACTATTTCACGATTTATATATTAAAATCATGCAGAAAGACGAAACAATTCACGAGAGGATAACTCAATTAGTTAATAAGTACGGGAATGGGAAAAACACCGTATTTGCCTCTTTAATAGGAAGTAATGAAGCAAATGTCCGTGGCTACAGAACGTCAACGATGCCTAAATTTGATTTTTTAGAGAAAATCGCAAGAAATATCGATATAAATTTAGATTGGCTCTTGACCGGTCGCGGTTCTATGGAAAAACAGCCACCAAAATCTTCTTTTGCGTTATCTCAAATAAACAATGATTTTGTTTCAATCCCACTGGTAGACATCTCTGTTGCAGCAGGCTGCTGTGGCTACGATAATCCCGATTATTTGGAAGTAGTAGATACCATAAAAATGCCTTCATCCATGGTGCGTAATAGTGAGAAATACTTCTGCGTCCGCATCAAAGGAGAAAGTATGTCACCTACATTATTGGATAGCTCCTACGTTATCGTGAGGTTACTCGACCGTTCTGAATGGCAGGACATGCCCGACCAACACATCTACGTCATTAGTGACACTGATGGGCGTTCATATATCAAACGCATCAAGAACCGATTTCGTCAACATGGGTTCCTTGTTTGCATGTCAGATAATGTAGATAAAATCAATTACCCCAATTTTAATTTGGAAGCTCAGGAGATAAACACCATACTCCATGCGGAATGGTACTTCAGTGCTAAAATGCCGAATCTGAATGAAACATATTATGATAAGGTTAATCAGCTGGAAGATGATATGGATGTAATCAAAAGCCAAATGCAACAATTATTGCGTGCTATCAATGTAAAGTAAGGTAGCATCCGCAAGTTCTTTTAAATAACGATAAAATGAATAGAGCAATGAACGAGAAAGAAAAACTATTATACGAGTTTATGGATGTCGCGTTCACGGATGAGTCCCACAGAAAAGCAAGAAGAAAAAACGCTGAGTTCTGGAGACATATAAATGCTTTGAGGGAACAGAGTTCAGACAAAATAGAAGTAATACAAGGTATTGTCAAAGACCCCTTCGTAGGAAAGTATTGCACTAATGCGGAAATTCAATGTGACTCATTAGATACGAAAAAGGCCGCAGAGGCGATACTGACCACTTATTACTATCGAGTTCCTCTGGACGTAGAGCCTTCAATCGGTGAAACATGTGACCTATATACTCGTTTACCCGAGCGTTAA